AATCTTCTTCTGCAACAACACCTTTAAGTATTAATTGTGTTTTAAGAAGATTGTTAAAAAGAACATTAAATTTCTTTCGCAGCTTCTGAACAAACTTAGTGAATTTTACTTCATCTCTTGTTATTTCTGCGCCTCGACCCATACTAAATCCACTCTCAGTCTCTAATCGACTGATAGGGATATTTAATGATCGATATAATTTTTTCTGAAAATACAGTATGTCATCAATTTCACCAAGATTTGAACCACCAGGCAAAGTTGTAATTTCGGTTCCTCTACCACCCTCTCTACGTGGCAACCAGAAATCCTCTAACATACTCATCTGCTGACGGTCATCCTTTACCTCACCAGTTGAGGCATTATACACCAACTTGTTTCGATAACGATTCATCACATCTTTAAGATATGCCTCCGCTTTTACTTTAGGTAAATTTCCAACATCAATATAGAAAATTCTTCGTTCTGGTGCTCGTGAAATACGATAAATCACTACTGCATCTTCAATCATTCTAAGTTGATTGACAGGTTTGAAAGCTTTATGTAAATACCCTAAAACTAATGCTTTCGTAGGATCAAACAATCCCGAACCACACATTGCGATTGAATCTGCTGTAATTTTAATAGCAGTACCAACTGGCCCAGAAGAACCAACATTTGCACTAGTTACTCCACTTTCATTATACAAGTAATAATCATCTAATATTTTAAGTGAAGGGGAATGTTTCTTTGTTTCTGCTTTTTCGATTTTACGAATTCGTTTAATCTTTAAAGCATCAATGTATCTTAATTCTTGTATTCCTTTTTGTGGATCTTCTTCATCTACAATTTTATGAAAATAAATCCTACCATCTATATACCATCGCCTAAAAACTTCATGAGCTTTATTAGTAAAGTCTAATAACTTTAATACTTGCGAAAACTCTTCCCTAATTCTACTTTTAATTTTTGCAGAATAAGGTAAATTATCAGTATTAATAGTTACCGATTGTCTATAATCATCAACATTTATAGATTCATTAATAATATCTTCAATAGCTAAATCACATTCTGGATGCTCTGAGGTAGACCTATACCTACGAATAAGATCTGATTCAGTCTTAGTTTGTCCTTCTATATCGAGAAATTCGCTGTAGAATCCAGCAGTTGTGGTAGCTCCAGATTCAGGATCGGGGAGAACAAATGATGCTTGTTCCCCCTTATCCTTTGCTCTGGTAATTTGAAAGCCAAATAGTTGTGCCATAATACTCCGTATTCAATATCAATACAAATATTTATACGAATTATTAAGTTGTAGTATTTGTTTCAAAAAACTGATAACGATAGGTTACATCAAAAGTTTCTATAGCATCATTAGTTTCATATGCTACATCAATATTTGCAATAGTAAGTGGCCACATACCTCTAAAGGTATATGATTTAATTACTTGTCCTGCACGATCTAATTGATCAACAAATGCATCTACCATATAATCAGCAGGATTTTCCAATCCACTATTATCAGAAAGAGAATTGATAGTATTCATCCATCTTTCTAACGCATTACGGATGAGAAAATCAGTATCGTTAAACACCGTTGTTGTCCAAGCTTCAAATACACGATCTCCTGCAATATACAGGTTACGACCACGAAATGGTACTGGAACTTCACCTAGCGTCATGCCGGGTAAATGAGTTGCTTTACATAAGAAAGACATTGTTCGTGTCTCTCCACCTACAGCAGCAAAGCCTGGAAAGGGCATTGTTACTTGAAACTGATTCGCCCTTGCACCACCACCTTTTAATGTTGCTTTAAAGTCGTTTATGTTTGCCATGATTCCTCCTATGCCCCAACTACTTCACTAAACGCAACACCAGTTTTCGTGGCAATGAAGTTTAGAGAAATAAAGTTAATAGACCGAGCTGGTTTGACAAAAATGTCAGCAACAAACTCGTTACGGTCAACAACCACGCCTGGGTTGTTGGACTCATCGCATACAACTAGGAAATCTGTGATTCCCCTTCGACCTTGTACATCACGCAAGAAAGGTTCAACCATATTCCTAAATCCTGCTCTTGTGAA